TAGCCTCACAGATGCAGAGTATGGGATCACAGGCCTACAATCAGGCAGTGACAGAACAGGGACAACTAGCTAAGATAGGTGAGCAAGGACAGGCGCAGGGACAGCGTAGTCTTGACTTAGAGTATCAGAAGTTCCTAGATGAGAAGAGTGCCCCTGAGAGGGCCTTACAGGACTACTCAGGGCTGGTCCGTGGCTACTACATGGCTCCAGATACAGGGTCTACATCAGTTACACAGAAACCGGCTGCTTCTTTAGGGACACAGTTGATGGGAGCCGCTGCTACAGGTGCTGGACTCTTTAATGCTTTTAAGAAAAGTGAAGGAGGCTTAGTAGGTCTGGCAAATGGCGGGACTGTAGGTCTTCAAACTGGTGGGCAGACAAGTGGCATTGGCCCTATAGACAGAGGAGATTCACAGTATGGAACCGGCGCTGAAACTGTAGAAGCTGCTAAAGAAAAAATAGTAAAGGAAGCTGAAGCTACAGGAACTGATCCAAGACCAGCTTTAGCTGCATTAAATAAAGCATTGGCTGACAATACAGCTAAGCGGCAGCAACTTGCAGTGCAGAATGAGAAAGATATTAAACGTGATAAGTGGTTAGAGTTAGCCAAGTTCGGTACAAATGTTATGAAGGCTGGAGATGAAGGTAAAGGTTTATTAAGTGCAGTCGGTGATTCAGGTACTTCCAGTATTGAAGGACTACAGGCTATTAATAAAGGCGAGAGAGACTTTGCTGCCCGTCAAGCTTCAGCTGAATTGAGTGATCTAGGTATGCAGGCTAAACTTGAGTCTGCCAAGTTTGAAGCTGACAGGGATTATAAGTTAAAACTTGCAGAACTTAATGCAGATATAGCTGCAGCTGGTGGGTTTGATATGAAACATCTACCTACAGAATCAGACCTAAGTTCAATAATTGCTGATATTGGTGGAACTTATTTAAGTAAACATCCTGAGTTAAATGAAAAAGCTTCTGCTGTTGGCTTAGCAGTGATGGAAGATTTACATGCTGGTAACCTTCCATATGCTAGGGCTACTGGTATTAAGACAGCCGTCAGTAAAGAAATACGTAGGAGAATGATTGAAGCTGGTTACGCTGCAGGGACTGCTGGTGCGGGGGGGGTTACCCCTACGACTAAAAATTCAGTAGATAAAAAAGACGGCCCCAGTAAATTAAAAAGTCTTCGTGGAAACTAAACAACAATATAAAATAATAAAAATAACTTAATAAATAACTATAAGTAAATAGGAAACTAAATGGCTCTATCACTCAGGTCACAATCCTTCCACGACACTCGGAAAGAGTTAGAAGATAAATTAGAATCAGGGGATATAAGTACCTCTGATGAAGTTGACTCTCTCATCCGTGAAAGGGGAGAAGATGTTAATGAATTTAACAGTACCTATAAAGAATATAATACAGCTTTAGAGTCAGGAGAAACAGACTTCAGAGGAGCCGAAGGTGAAGGTGGTTTTGGTATGGCTGATAGACTTGCCGGTAGAGCCGTTGGTGATCTAGGCAGGGCAGTATTAAATCTTGGGGACGCTCTATTACCGGAGGCGTTGTCTGACGCTGTAGAGTCGGCTGCTGATGCTGTCGGTGAGTATGTACCATCTACATTTAAAGAAGAGTTTGATCAAATCTTTGATCCCTATCATGGAGAAGTAGATAGTATTGAACAAGGAGCGGGGGAACTAATGTCCTATTTAATACCTGTAGGTGTAGGTATAAAAATAGCAAATGGTGTTATGCGTGGTGCCCAGTATATTTCTCCTATGATGAGAAACTTTGTAGCTAAAAGTGGTTGGAAAACTAAAGCGGCTGGTTGGGGTGCAGCTGCCGGTATAGGTGAAGGACTAATAGAAAAAGGAGCGTCTACAACGTCTGACCCTACCTTGGGAGACTATGCTGGTGGGCTACCTATGGATGTTGCATGGGGTATTCCTATGGGATTAGGTGCTGGGGCGGCAGGGGTAGTGGCTAAGAAAGTATTTAAAAAGGGGCCTAAGAAGTATAAAAAGAAAAGTAAAGTTGCAGACTTACTGACTCGTACCTTTAGCTCACGTAGAGGCACAGACGATAAAGTATTACAGGCTGTAATCCAGAGGGACAATGCAGCCGACAAAGCTCTGTCTATATCACAGGGACTTAATAACGATCTACAGAAAACTCTTAAGGCTAGTGGTGTTAAACTTACCCCTGATTTCCTAGACAACGTAGTCAATAGTGCATTGAATGGGGAAGCACAGGCTATTAGAGCTTTACGTGATCAAGCCCCTGATGCTGCCCGTATAGTTAATAAGATGAGGAAGTCTATTGATAAGCTATCCAAGTTCACATCTAAGAAGATTGCTAGGGGCGAGTTAAAAGCAACCATTGATTCCAATATGGGTCTATATCTTAATAGATCATTTGAGGCTTTCGATAATCCTACATTCAGAAACAACCTAAAGAAACGTATTAAGAATAAAGCTGGATCAGATCAGGTAATGACAAATGCTAGAACATGGGCTAGGCGTGAGTTGACTGGATCAAAAGGTGTACCGACAGACGAACAAGTAGATAGGTTCTTGATGGACTTGGTAGAAGAAAAAGGTATTGATTCTGGTGGAGCCTTTGAAGCTCTATCAAGTAAACTTGGTGGGTCTTCAAATGTACTTAAGAAGAAACAGAAGAACATGCCTAAAGAACTTAGAGAGTTTTACGGTGAAGTTAAAAATCCATACAGTAACTATAGTAAAACGTTTGAGAAACTATCAAAGGTTAAAGCAGAGTACGACTTCCTAGCTGATATGAAAGATCACCTACTAAGTACTGGTGCTTTAAAGAGGGCTGCAGATAGGGGAATTGATGATGATAACTTTAGACCAGTTGAAGAGGCTATGAATGATAGACTTGGTGCTATCTTTGGTAAAGGAAACATGGACAAGGGTAACGTAAGAAACCCATTGGATGGCCTCTATGTTGATAAGTCATATGGTAAGTTCATGCGTGATGGACTTGATGGTGTCTTTGATTCTCCAAAAGGAACTAAAAATGCTAGTGGTATAGCGGTACTGGGAAGAGCATGGTTACGGGCAAAGTCCCTATCCCAATCTATGAAAACCGTATACAACCCTGCAACCCACGTAGCCAACACATTAGGTCAGTCAGCAATACTATTGGCTAACGGGATGGTCCCGCTTGGTAAAGGTGCCGGTAAAGCTTTATCAGTTACCATGCATAAGTTGGCTGGTAAGACTGATGAAGACATGGGTAAGTATTTAGGTAGAGCTTCTGAGTTGGGGATTACCGACTCTGGTGTGACAGTCAGCATGATTAAGAAGAACATGGAGCAGGGTGGCGGTGACCCCTTAAAGTTTATGGAAAAGTCTATCATGGGCAGAGCTATAGACGTTAGTGTTAAGAAGCCAAATGCTAAGATTATGGGAATATATCAGGCTGAGGATGATGTCTTTAAACTAATTCATTGGGAAAAGACTAAAGACTATTTAAAGAAAGCCTACCCTAAAAAGCCAATGAAAGAAATTGAGGAGATGGCTGCACAGAGAACTAGGGATATGATGCCAAACTATCCTATGGCTGGTCGATTAGTACAGGGTGCCAGAGCTTTACCTGTGGGAGACTTCATATCTTTTCCGGCTGAGATGATCAGAACAACAGGTAAGATGGTGGCCTATACAGCTTCAGATGCTGCATCAGGTATTCCAACACTTCAAAAAGCAGCCGCTAAGCGTTTAGCAGGTATGACTGCTGTTGGAACTATACCTGCCATGGCACATAACTACTCACGTAATTCACATGACATAACCCCAGAGCAAGAAGAAGCCTTAAATCAGACGCTCCCTCCTTATCAAGCCTACGGTAATCGTATCTATACCAGTGGGATTAACAAGGATGGTAATGGGCATATGGGGGTCGATATGATAACTTTGAATAGCTTAGACCCATATGACTATTTAAAGACTATGGCTAAAGAGTTGCATCAAGCCGCATTAGGGGATACACCACCAGATGTTGAGAGGGCTACTAATGCCCTTATATCTAATCAGATAGAGACATTTACGGGACCATCAATGTTGACAAAGGCAATGGGTAAATTAATAGAAGGTGAGTCATTGGCTGATGCTGTAGGAACTGAAGATACTATTGGTGCAGCCTTAAAGCTAATCGTTGATCCGTTTAAGCCGGGGTTTGTTAATTGGTTTGATCGTAGAAGAGAACGTGAAAAATCTATAGCTAAGTTTGGAGGCAACGAAGGATACCGTAGTAAGTCTCATGCCACTATAACTGAAGATATGACAGGGGCTAGAGCTTTGTTTGGTGTCGGTAATAAAAGACATGATATAACAGCTGGCCTTAACTATAACATGGCACCTCATCTATCTAAAGCTATGAACGCTGGGAAAGACTTTACTCAAAAACTTAAAGACCCTAATCTATCACTTGAGGATAATGATCTTAAACGTAGATTCTTTAGGGCGCAGGAAGATAAGATGTCGGCACAACAGAACATTCATGTATTGATGAATGCATATCGGGAGTTAGGTATGGATGATGTTGAGTTAAATTCAGCATTGACAATCAACAAAGGTATGGATGTGAGTGGTAATAAAATGAACCTACTTTATAGCTCAGAAAATGATGTATTTAGCCCGTTTTATTTAGGAGATGAAGACATAGAATATATGAAAAGATTTTCAGGTAACGTAGTTGATGTAGACGAGCTATATAATATATCAAAACAACTTGATGGGTCTACTGTTATGCCAATAACTGATGAAGAGGATTAAGCTATGGTTAAAGATTCAAGACTGGCAAGAGTGGGTGTCAGTGGCTACAATAAAGTTAAGAAGACCCCCGATCATAAAACTAAAAGTCATGTTGTCGTAGCTAAAGTTGGTGACAAGATAAAGACTATTAGATTTGGGCAGCAAGGGGTCAGTGGTGCTGGTGCAAATCCTAAGACAGCTAAAGAAAAAGCTAGAAGAAAATCCTTTAAAGCCAGACATGCTATGAACATTAAAAAAGGTAAGTTATCTGCAGCTTACTGGGCCAACAAGCAGAAATGGTAGTCAAAGATATTCTGAAACATAACAATAGAAAGATTAAATAATATGTGTAAACATGAGTACCCCTTCTTCTCACATGAAGAACTTAAATGTAACGGAACCGGTGAGTGTAACATGGATGTAAACTTCATGACTAAACTTGTTAGCCTACGCAGGCTGTATAATAAACCATTAGTATTAACATCAGCTTTTAGGTCTAAAGAGTATAATGAAAAAATTGGAGGGTCTAAAGGTTCTGCCCATGTTAAAGGTCAGGCTGTGGATATTGCTATTGGATATGGCGAAGCTTTTAAGGTACTTAAGTTAGCACTAGAAGTGGGCTTCACAGGTATAGGTATATCTCAAAAAGGTAACGGCAGATTCCTACATATAGATACACTTGATGAGCCTAATAAACGCCCCACGATTTGGTCATATTAAATGGCTGGGGTAGCAACTAAAAAAGACCCAGCAAAATGGGCTGCAGCTAAGGCGAGAGCTAAGGCTAAGATGGGTGGTAAACATTCTGCAAGGGCTATGCAGCTTGCCACTAAGTATTATAAAGATAGTGGCGGTAAATACACAGGAAAAAAGAAGCCTACTAATAAGTTATCAACATGGACAAAGGAAAAATGGCAGACAAAATCAGGGAAACCATCAGGCAAAACTGGGGAACGATACCTCCCCAAGAAAGCGATACAGTCGTTGTCTACAAAGGAGTATGCAGCGACCACAAAAGCAAAGCGCCGAGGGACTGCTGCAGGGAAACAGTTCGTGAAGCAGCCAAAGAGTATAGCGAAAAAAACGGCTAAGTTTAGGAGTCAACCAGCAAAAAGAAAAAAGGTATAGTATGTAGTATAACTAATAAATATTAATTATGGGTTAGCCAAATTCATAATCTTCAATCTCTTCTTCAATGTCTTCTTCAATGTCTTCTTCAATGTCTTCTTTAATCTCTTCTTCATTGGAGACTTCAGGGAAAGCTATAACTATCAACTCCATAACCTTATCAAGACCCAGCACCTGAAGGCATCTGACAATCTCCAACTCCAATACCTCAGGGTCTTTAGTTTCAGCTTCTGCCTTGTTCCCCCTAGCTTTACCCAGTAATTCTAGTGCCTTCAGGGACACATTACCATGACCAGCCAGTCTTGATGTCTCGTACTGTCTTTCAAGTTCTTCTACAACATTAATATCAGTAGTGATGATGCCTTGAAAATCTTTGATACGCTCCTGAACATCATCACGTTTTAATAATCTATGTCCCTGATTAGCAGCATGAGCGTCTTTATACCCTGCAGCTTTAGCAGCGGAGGTAGCATTGTTTGATGTTGCATAGTTCTGGCAGAACAGTTCCATTTGTTGAGTCAACATAAATTACTTATCTCCTTTATATACTTGAACGCCTTTTTCTACAGACCTTCCCACTACATAGCCACCAAGACCAATCTTTAATAGTCCCCACATATCTGGGGGTATATCAAGCATAGCTCCTGTGTTAAAGAATAGCTGTAGGTAGGGGAATAGGATATAGTTGTTGGCTATGATAACCACAAAGGTCAGCATAGTTATAGGTCTCCAGTTCTTGGCTAGGTAACTGTCCGACTTAATCTCAGCCCTGATGATCGAAGCAGATGCCTTAACTTCAGTGTTGAGTATATCCATAGTCTTAGACTGTAGTTCATTCTTTAACTTGATTGCCACATCCTTGTCCACAACTGCCTTATCAATGGTTCCAAAGATGCCCTTCAGTAGTGGCTCAGCTAAGGCCGTGACTAATCCTAACATTACTTAAAATCCTCCGCTGTTAAGTCTTGAACTGCTTCCCAAACTGTATCATAACTGGTGGGCATCCCAGCCATATAAGTAATGGTTACAGACTTTTGATGTAGCTTACCTTCATAGAAGCCTAGCTCCCCAGTCTTCTCAGTTGTCTGTGAAGTAAGGAGTGAATGGGGGGCTGTTGGTCCCCAACCAAAGTTTAACTGATTAGTCTCTGTAGATGTAGTCATATTAAAGTACCTCCTGATACCTAAGCTCATTAGCTTTCTTTGAGTTATTAAATACTGAGGCTCCCAAGGTGTGATCACCATGGAAGACTATTGAAGAATCTATATCTTCACGTTCCCATAGACGCTCCATGTCTTGAGCCATAGCCAGTAGCTCACCTGTAGTATAGAACTCTTCATCATGTGCGTCAACCTTTAAATACTTTGGATGACCTGTATCTTCTACTTTAGATAGCTCATCTTTAGTTGGCTCCCCCTGTATTGAACAATCAAAGCCAAACATATGGAAGTGTCTAAACCCTAAGACATGGAACATTCCAAAGGATCGCATGGCTGCACAGGTTCCCCCAGTTACTAGGACTACACCTTCTGGTATCTCTACTGAGTCTTTCAGTTTAACACTGTCGGTGTTCTGCATATCCCTGACTGCATCTGAGTAGGCGTGCCATCCTTTAATGGTTGCCCCTTGATCTAATAGATATTTAGTTACACTTGGATCAGTCATTGATGCTACTAGAAACACTGTATCATCCCTAACTTCTTTGAATAACTCTGATCTAACTATTCCATGTGTAGATACACCGGTGATAGGTCTTGGGTCAAGGATCACACAGTAGTCTGGGTAGATGCCATTGGCTAGGCACAGTGGGTAGCTATGCTTAACTGCAACAACTTTACTATTTGGGTGCATCTTAATAGTAGCTTTGACAATGTCCCAATCTACTGATGGTCCAGCGGATATTAAGATGGCTGTATCATTATGGATACTACATTTCCTAACCCAATTAGAGTCCTTAATTAATTTAGAGTTGTCATTAATATTATCAATAATATAGTCTTGAGGAACACAGTCCTTTGGAGTTACCACTATAGGAACCCTACGCAGTTCTTTAGGGAGATCAGGCATGTCCTTATGCATTGTTACAGCTAGATGTGTCAACCCTCCACCCAATACTTTATCTTCACTTGGTAGGACTATAGTGCGCCAGTCATCATTTATGTAATCTTTGATTACCTGATTAGTTCCTTGATGTTCTTCTGGAGCTATTAATCCTTCCTTGTCCTCAGTAAAGTAATCGTCAAAGACAACAATAGGTACATCCTGTAGGTGTTGGTAGTCTGAGAAACATGTATCAAATGAATGACCTCCATCAATGTATGCTAGGTCAACATCGTCACATTTAAAACCTTTAAGAGTTTCGTTAGTGTCTCCTTTAGTTAAGTAGAATTGAAAGTCCTTACCACGTTCCTTCATCTTAGATTGAAACTCTAGTAGTCGATTGTTGACAGCCTTCAATGAATTATGTGCCTTAGTATTCATTTCAAAATCATCAGACTCATTAGTGGCTTCTTCAAATAGATCATAACCATGATAGGTAAATGAATCTGAATTCTCCAGCCCTGACAAGGCCATCTCAATAGCTCTACCGCCATTCCATGTGCCTATCTCAACTACACGTATAGCTTTGTAGTGTTTGACCAGTTCGGATAGCTGGCGGTATCTCTTAGGGCCTGAAACATCAGGGGATGTCTTATCATCATATAACTTAGGTGTACCTTTTTTATGGGTAGATGCTTTATCCTTTAGGGCACCTTTAAAGTGGGTCATATACTGTGATAGAGGTGACTGTAGGAAAGCTGTTAAGCCTTCACACTTGGGAGTTAGGTTCTGTACTTTCATACCATGTGCAGTATAAATATTTAACAGCCGCTCAATGATAAACCCGTCATGCCACTCACGATATGTGATCACTTCACCTATGTCATAGCATCCCCGTAGATCACCCAACATCTCAAGTGGTGGGTTAGTGGATAAGTTGAATGCCATGAAGGATGTCTCTGAATAGTCCGTGTCTGTCCTTCCCAGATGTACAAACTCAGAATTTTTATTGATGATCTTTTTAATATCTTTCATAGTGAATCGTTTGTCAGTGACGGTATCAGCATCCAACCAACATAACCAACCAGCATCGGCAGAGTGATCAGCCATTTCAAAGGCTAGTTCAGTAATAGAGTATACTTTATGACACCACTTAATGGCATCCATACGCCAGTTATAATCTGTCTGACCGCCCATAGTTCCATCAAACTTAGACATCATTCCCCTATAGGCTAACATATCACCACATTCGTTTAGGTCTCTAAAGACTAGGTTGTTTGGTAGTGGGGACCCCCATTCTTTGGGGAGATCAAAGTCATGGTAGAATACAGTAAGCTTAATGGTTGGTTGCCAGTTTTCAATGACAGACATTAACATATTTTTACCGTACTTATTAAACCCTGACTCGTTCATGCTTGTTACAAATTGTACATTGTTATTCATTGTTAAACTTCTCCAGTTCTATTAGCCATTCATCGGCATATCGTTTATCGGATTCTCTTGAGCCTACCCACGTATCAAAGTATGGCCCACCTGTAGTGAAGTGTACATTCTTAGCCTCTATATCTTCGGAGCTATGATTGTCCAACCAGTTCCATGCCTCGTCCATATCTCCTAAAGTATCCATGTCATCCAACATCCATTGGAATTGATGTAGCCATCTACCGGACTTGGTGTTGACATCAGAAACTGTAAGGTTCTTATGGATAGGATGTTCACAGTTCCATAGCATAACAGAAGACCAGTTCTTCATGTTGTATGCTTCCTGTCGTTGGTTGTCCATCTTCATAGATAAGCTTGGTCTATAGTTATGCTCTACAGTATAGAGGGCTACCTCAGGGTCATTGTATGTGTTGAATAGTTCCATCACATCTGACCTGAAGAACATATCACAGTCAATAAATAAAGCCCAGCCAGTATAAAGGTTCAGATGTGGCACTAGAAATCTAGTGAATGAGAAGTCTGTTGAGAAGGGCCTCTTATCTATCTTATCAATTTTCTGTATACTATTACCAATTATTTGAGTAGTATAGTCCCTATTGAATAGGCCTATAGTTCTTAATGCTTCCTGTTTAATAGGTATGATGTTTACAGCTTCACTTGAATGTCTACGAATAGACTCTTCTAATATTCTATAGGGTGTATCTTCACGTTGATCATAGCCTACATAGATTGTTACTGGATTAGTCATATATGTATGCCTCCATTGGGCGCGTATAAAAATAAGGGGCTAAGCAGGATACCTAGCCCCCTGTTGTTACTTAAGTTATACTATATACTTATTAGTTATTCAAGGGTTTTTCATAGTATTCTATTAGGATATGACAGGCTTCTACCAACTCATCATTACCTTTTTCAAAGGACGTTTTGTCATAGGCTTTAAATAAAGTTTCCTTAAGTTGATTAATAATTATAGATTCTTTAGACTTGTGTTGATGACATACCATGTCAGGGTCTCCACAGATTACACAGTCTCCAGTTAATTTATAATTCATGCAAACCATCTTCCAATGATTTAATAAGTTTAGCTGTATACCACTGAGCTTTCTTTAGGTCTTCAACAGGTTTAGATTTGTACCTGTATCTCCATGTGTACTTAAGGGAATTTCCTTTTAAGTATCCTTGAAACTCTATAGGGGACATAGACGCTTCGATAGCGTCGATACACTCTATACCTGCTTGGTTGTAGTGGACTGGGTTATTTACCATGTCACAATCATCAAGTTCTTCTGATGCGTTAAGTTTAAGTTCTTCTAAAATACTCATACTATCTACTCCTCTATATAAAATAAATGTTTACCTATCCTACCTAAATAGAATAGCTTACTAGCCCAATGTGGATTAACATAATCTGCATGGTAATGTGTAGCTCCTTCTGTTTCACCCACTAGGGCACCATCCAAAGCTAGTCTGGCTACTTGATATGAAGTCTTCCTAGCTTTTAAGTCTGTCATGTTTTCATTTTTACCATCACACCAGTAGCTAAACTGACACCTATCATGCACTACAGCACAGACAGACTTAGTAGTCCTAGTTAAGGCTACGTTGGCAATGGCTAGTTGTCCAATGAAAGGCTCTGATCTTCCTTCATAGTATACAGCTTCAGCTAGGCAGTCAAGATCAGTCTGTACTTTGTCAGCCCATGCTGAACTTATTTGAATTAATATTAGAACCCATGAAGTAATAAGTAATAGCAATATCTTATTCATTTACACTTTTCTCCTACAGTTACTGTAGCTTTACCATCACTCCCTATCTGTTGTAGGTACATTGAATCACCGATGTTTGATGGGTATAGTAGTAAGTAAGATGTACTCCCCTCAGGTGAAGGGTTTTGCTCTACCCTATGACACCCTACCCATACTAAAGTTCC